ACTACAATTGTCCCTTCCGTTGCCACTTCAATTGGCGCTTTCGCTGGGCAGTTTGCTTGGGGACCAGTAGGTGAGGTTATCACTATTTCTGACGAGGTTCGCCTTGTCGAAGTGTTTGGTAGACCTGACAACACAAACTACGAATACTGGTTCTCTGCCGCTAACTTCCTCGCATACTCTAATAATCTAAAAGTAGTTCGTGCAGCTAACACTACATCAACTTTCAATGCTACGGCTAATGGCGCAGCAACATTCATCAAGAATTCAGACGATTATCTTGCAAACTATTCAAATGCAAACACATCTCTTGGACCATTTGCGGCAAGATATGCAGGTGTTTTGGGTAACAGTCTTCGTATTTCTATTTGCGCTTCTTCTCAGGCCTTTTCTGCTAACTTAACAGTTACAGATTCGATGAGAACTAATGCGGTAGCTTCTGGTACTACAGTTATTAACGTGAACGGTACTGCAAATGCAGCTGCAAACGTACAAGCTGGAGACTTAATTTCTCTTGATGTTGGTTCATCATATACTAGAGTTGCTTCTGTAAACGCAACTGCAATCATTCTCTCATCTGCTGTTACTACTACAATCGCTGCTAATACTGCAATTCTTCGTAAATGGCAATATGCAGATAGTTTTGGTGTTGCACCAGGTACTTCTGACTATGCAACTGCTGCTAACGGTTCTGGTGATGAATTGCACATTATCGTTGTTGACGAAGATGGTAAATTCTCTGGTGGTGTTGCGAATACAGTACTAGAAAAATATGCATTCGTTTCTAAGGCATCTGATGCTAAGTTTGGTGATGGTTCTACTAACTATTATGTAAACGTCATCAATTCAAAATCAAAATATGTATGGTGGACTTCTCATGCATCAGGTAACTCAAATTGGGGTAATGCTGCAGCAGGAACAACATTTGACGCTGCAAACGGACAAAGAAACCCATTCTCTGCTTCATTAAGTGCTGGTGCTGATGGTACAATTACTTCCGGTACGATTACTACTGCATATGCTTATTTTGCAAATCCAGATTCAGTTGATATCTCATTAGTTATTTCCGGTCCTGGTGATGCAACAGTTGCTGGTTATCTAATCTCTAACATTGCAGAATCTCGTAAAGATTGTATGGCATTCTTGTCACCAACTAAGGCTTCAGTTGTTAATAACTCTGGTGCTGAGTCTGCTGCTGTTATTGCATATCGCAATTCTTTAACAAGTACATCATACGCTGTTCTTGATTCTGGATACAAATATCAACTAGACAGATACAATGATGTATATCGTTGGGTGCCATTGAATGGTGATATTGCTGGTCTATGCGCTAGAACAGATTTGCAACGTGACCCATGGTTCTCACCTGGTGGATTCAACAGAGGTACTATCAAGAATGTTATTAAACTTGCTTGGAACCCAGTTAGGGCAGAACGTGATAACTTGTATGTTGTTGGTGTAAATCCAGTTGTTACTTTCCAAGGTGAAGGTACAGTACTCTTTGGAGATAAAACTCTATTGAGTCGCCCATCTGTATTTGACCGCATCAACGTGCGCCGTCTGTTCATCGTACTTGAAACTTCTATTGCTAAGGCTGCTCGTTCTTCAATGTTTGAGTTTAACGACCAATTCACAAGAGCACAGTTTATTAACTTAGTTGAACCATTCTTGCGTGATGTTCAAGGACGCCGTGGTATTACAGACTTCCGTGTTGTGTGCGATGGTTCTAATAATACACCTAATGTTATTGATTCTAATCAATTCGTTGGTGATATATACATTAAACCTGCACGTTCTATCAACTTTATCCAACTTAACTTTGTTGCAGTAAGAACAGGTGTAAGTTTTGAAGAAGTTGTTGGGCGATTCTAATAAATAGAGAAACAGGAGAAATTAAATGGCATTTAACGTAAACGAATTCCGTTCCCAACTAGTTGGTGACGGTGCCCGTCCAAATCTATTCGAAGTATCTTTGCCGTTTCCTGCGTTTTCAACGCCAGGAACAGCACAAGCTAAAACAACTTTCATGTGTAAGACTGCACAATTACCTGGCTCAACGCTAGGTGTTGTGCCAGTTCAATACTTTGGAAGAGAACTAAAGTTTGTTGGTAACAGAACATTTGCTGACTGGACAATCACAATCATCAATGATGAAGACTTTGTTATCCGTAACGCATTTGAGCGTTGGATGAGTGGTATCAATAGTCATGGTTTGAATGTGCGTAATCCAGCTGCACTACAATCTGCTGGTGGTTACACAGTTGATGGTGAAGTAACACAATATGGTAAAACAGGTTCTGAATTAAAGAAATATAAATTCATTGGTTTGTTCCCATCTGATGTTACACCAATCGATGTTGATTGGGGTTCTAATGATACAATTGAGGAGTTTTCTGTGACTCTCACTTATCAATGGTGGGAATCAGTAGCTGATAGTGTGATTTAAGAGAGATGGACTTCGGTCCTTCTCCATTTTTATAGAATGGATATTTAATGGCAATTAAACTGTTCGGGTTTACACTCGGAAATAAAGACGTTGTTCAGTTACAAAACCCTGAACAACCTTCTTTCGCACTTCCAACGGAAGCGTTGGATGACGGTGCGGTAACGATAACGCAAAATGCCTACTACGGAACATATGTAGACTTAGAGGGTGCTGTTCGCAATGAACTAGAATTAATTACCCGTTATCGTGAAATGGCAAATCATCCTGAGCTTGAAATGGCGATTGATGATATTGTTAATGAAGCTATCACACATGATGTAACTGGTCGTACAGTTGATATTATACTTGATAAGTTAAAACAACCTGAAACAATTAAAAAGAAAATCATTGAAGAATTTGAGAACGTCTTAAAGATGCTCAACTTTGGTAATCTTTCTGATGATTTGTTTAAGCGTTGGTATATTGATGGACGAATTTATTACCATGTTGTAATAGATGAATCTAATCCAAAAAATGGTATTCAAGAATTAAGATATATTGATCCACGCAAGATTCGTAAAGTGCGTGAGATTAAAAAAATGAGAGACCCAAAAAGTGGGGCTCAAATTATTCAATCTATTGCAGAGTACTATGTCTATAATGACAGAGCGCCTTCTGCACAAAGTTTCACATCAGAAGTAAATTCTGGTCTTCGTATTGCTACAGAGTCCGTTATTAACGTAAACTCTGGTATGATGGATGCAAAAAATACATTCGTTATTTCATACTTACATAAGGCAATCAAACCCCTTAATCAGTTGCGTATGATTGAAGATGCGGTAGTTATCTATCGTATTTCAAGAGCACCTGAGCGCCGTATTTTCTATATTGACGTTGGTAATTTACCAAAAGGTAAAGCTGAACAATACTTGCGTGATGTTATGTTGAAGTATCGTAACAAGATGGTCTATGATGCACAGACTGGTGAATTGCGTGATGACCGCAAACACATGTCTATGTTAGAAGACTTCTGGTTGCCACGCCGTGAGGGTGGTAAAGGTACAGAGATTACTACATTACCTGCAGGACAAAACCTTGGTGAGTTAGAAGACGTTAAGTACTTCAGACAGAAACTATTACAATCATTAAACGTACCTATTAGTCGTTTAGAGCCACAACAAGGTGGCATGATTGGTCTTGGTAGAACAACTGAAGTTACAAGAGATGAAGTTAAGTTTACAAAGTTTATTATCAGACTTCGTAATAAATTCTCTCAGATTTTTGACCATGCTTTAAGAATTCAATTAGTTCTTAAAGGCATCTGTACATCAGATGAGTGGGATAAATTCAGAGAAGATATCTATTATGATTATAAGAAAGATAATAATTTTACAGAGTTGCGTGATGCAGAACTATTGCGTGAAAGATTAGGATTATTGCAAGTTGTTGATCCATATATTGGTCGTTACTATTCATCTGATTGGGTTAGAAGAAAGATTCTTCAACTATCTGATGAAGATATTTCACAAATGGACAAACAGATTGCCAAAGAAGATAAAGCTGGTACTGGTGGACCAACTATTCCAATACCAGGACAAGAACAACAACAGGCAGAAACAGATGCTAATCCACCTGTAGATAATACGGCAGAAGAAGATTCAACAGAATCTAAAACACCGATGCTTGATGCAGATTCGGAAAAATATTCAACCAGACTAAATAAGAAATAGGAGAATAAATATGGAAACTAAAAATTTCATCAATAGCGTTTCAATTGGTAATGCAGCTGAAGCAAAAGATACATTAACTGATTTGTTATCGACTAGAGCTTTTGAAGCTCTAAATGCAAGAAAAATTGATATTGCACAAACACTATTCAATAACGATGTAGTTGAAGAAGAAGTTGAACTTACACAAGAAGAATATGACCAACTTGATGAGCTGTTATTCAATGAAGATATTCAAATTGATGAAGGAACAATGACACACATTGAATTAAAACCTCATCCAACAAGACCAAATGCTACTAATGTTCACTATAAAAGTAAACATATAGGTACAATTACAAAAAGTAAGTCCACAGGTATGTCTCAAGATATAAGTACTGGTAAAATCCGTAAATCAACTTTAGGAGGACATCCAGGTGAACACAAATCAACTTATTCTGCGAAACATAAAAATGGTGAAACTTCTAGTGGTCATGGTGATGTAAAAAATGCTGTTGCTGAATTAAGAGATGCACACGCCGACAAGTTAGCAGATAAAAGATACGCTAAAAATAATAAATGAAATCTTTAGAAGAATTTAAATCTATTGTTGAAGAAGAGGCATCAGACTATTCAAAGTTTGATGTTTTGGTACGAGCAGGTCTTGCCAATAAAGCACAGATGCAACGTATTCACAAAATCTTAGATAAGATGGGTGAAGAAAAACCAACATTCAATAATGCAGATAGAATGATTATTCAAAATCTTTTCACTAAGATGGTAGATTTACTTTCTAATAATAAACAAATCAATACGCAAGCTCGCCGTGCAGTTCGTGAAGATGAAATCATTACAACAGATTTAGTAGAAACTGCAGCTGATTCTTCTACAACTACACCACAAGATCCACCAATTGTTTTGGTATTAAAACGCAAATCAATTCGTTTGTTTCCAGATGGTGCAAGAGTTGCTTTATATTATAGTGATAAATTAAATAGATTTTTTTCAGTACCTTATGGATTACAATTTGCATCACCATTACAACAAAACGAAAGTGTTGAATTGGAAGAAGCTGTTATGGATAGCCTACATAAGATAGTGAAAAACAAAGAAGCTAAATCAGTTAAGTTTGCATCAGGCCATACTCGTAAAGTAGACCACTATACTGCATCGGCAATTACTAATGTGCATAATGCATTGAACGATTCTAATAAAAAGAAATTTGCTGATATGGTTCATAAATCACCAGAGCATTTTGTGAAGGCTGCTGATTTTGCATTTAGTAAACACAAATGAGTTTTATAGATTCGATTATACATAAGCGTTTCGATGAAGCGAAAGAACTATTGTTTTCTCGTTTAAATGAAATCGTTTCTAAAAGATTAGAAGAAGCTAAACGATATGTTGCTGAAGACACTTTTGAGTTTACTGAGTTAGACGAAGCAGGTAACAACATAGTTAGAATGGGTAGAGTCCAAAAGATTCGCCGAAGAATTAGAAGAAATGGTAAAGGGCGTATTATAGTTCAAAGGAATGTTAGACGCTCTAGCATTAAAGGTTATAGAATATCTGGTAACACAGTAAAGAGAATACCGGCTACAGTTAGGTTACATAAAGCTAGAATGTTGAAGCGTTCTTGGAAAACAACAAGAAAATCTAAATTGCGCCGTACGTTATTAAAAAGAAAAATGTCTTTGCGTAGACGCTCATCAATGGGAATAAGATAACATGTCAATAGAAATTCAAAATTCATTAAGAGGTTCATCCGTTGTTAGATGCGTTGATCCTGGAACATACACAGTCAATCTTATTGATTTAAGAAAAAATCCAACTACTGAGGTTGTTAACTCAGCAGATATTAAAAGAGTAACATGGTCTAGTAATGGTAATATTACCGTATCTAGAGCCGCAAATACTCCAGTTCTCACATTACACAATGCTGGAGAAATGCGTTTTGATGATTTTGGTTATTCTATTGCGAACAACAATACATCTAATGTTGTAATCACTATTGCAACTGGTGGTACGATTGTATTAGAATTATCTAAGAATTCGTCATACAACGTAGACGTTTATACAGGACAAGTAGTATCATGAAACTAATTACAGAAACAATTGAAAGTGTAAAATATTTTACCGAAGCTACTGAGAACGGTAAGAAAAAACTTTACATTGAAGGTACATTTCTTGTTGGTGAACAAGTAAACAAGAATAACAGAATGTACAAAATGGATACACTCCGTAAAGAAGTATCCCGTTACAATGAAGAATTTATTAAAACTGGACGTGCGTTGGGTGAACTTGGCCATCCTGATACTCCTTCCCTTAATCTGGAACGTGTATCACATAAGATTACATCACTTGTAGAAGATGGTAATACATTTTATGGGCGTGCTTTGATTTTAGAAACACCATACGGTCAAATCGTTAAAAACTTTATCGATAATGACATTCAAGTTGGTGTTTCATCTAGAGCAATGGGTTCTCTTGTACAGACTAGAGAAGGTTATAATCTTGTACAAGATGACTTAAAATTGGCTACTGCTGCTGACATTGTTGCAGATCCATCTGCACCTGGTGCTTTCGTTAACGGCATTATGGAAAATAAAGAATGGATGTTTGTCGAAGGACGCTTCGTTGAAGTAGACTTTGACAACGCTAAAAAACAAATAAAGAGTGCTTCTAAAGCTCAACTTGAGCAAGTAGCATTAAAGCTCTTTGAAAATTACCTACGAAAACTTTAAATTTATAAATAAGAAATCAAAAGGAGATTCCTAATGGCAAATAACAAATTAATGGAAGCAGCAGCCGACATTCTTGCAGGTAGTAAGAAGTCAGCATCCGGCATGCCTCCACAAAAACTACCTGGTGACGCACAGGATTTAGGCGGGCCAACGCCAGAGAATGGTAAACCAGATGACGATTCTGAAAAAATCGATACTGGCAAAGGCGCTACTAAAATGGCTGCCCCAACTACAAAACCTTCCGCAGCATCACCTGATACTCAGAATAAAGCTTCAAGTGGCAAAAAGACTATGAGTGAAGAAGACATTTCTGAAATGCACGATGATGAAGCTGAAGACAAGGCAATGATGAAGAAAATGAAGATGAAAGAGAAAATGAAAGAAGATATTGATTCTTTATTTTCTGATGACTCTACCATTTCTGAAGAATTTAAATCCAAAGCAGCAACAATCTTTGAAGCTCGTGTATACGACCGTATCACTCAAATCGAAGAAGAAACAGAAGCTAAGTATGCTGGCATGTTAGAAGAAGCAATTGATTCTATCAAAGCAGACTTAACAGAAAAAGTTGATGACTACCTCAACTATGTTGTTGAACAATGGATGTCTGACAATGAAATCGCAATCGAATCTGGTCTACGTGCCGAATTGACTGAAGACTTCATTGGTGGATTACGCAATTTGTTTGCTGAACACTACATCGATGTTCCATCTGAGAAAGTAGATTTAGTAAGCGAACTCGCCGAAAGAGTTGAAGAACTTGAAGGCAAACTCAATGAAGAAATTGAACGTGGCATTAGTTACGCAAAAGCTTTAGTTGAGTCACATAAGAATGAAGTTACACATCAAGTGTGTGAAGGTTTAACAGACACTCAAGCTGAAAAGATTAAATCGCTCGCAGAGGGCGTTGAATTCTCCACAGAGGAAGAATACAAAGAGAAGCTTGAAACAATCCGTGAAAACTATTTTCCTTCTGGTGTGAAAAAGGCAGCCGCACAAGACTTGCACGAACAAGTAGAAGACGGTAGTGAGAAGAAGACTGTAACGTCTGACGCTTAT